ACCACCCAAGGGGGGGGGATGGAAAGCCCGGTGCATGCACTGCCACCGACAAGAGGAACCTGTACCTGTTCCTACTAAAGAGCAAGGACCGTGCCAGGCCTCGGAGAGAGAGGGAAGGGGGGGCCCCCCAACTGAACCGGCCGAATCTGGGGGGCCCCAATATTGTCCCCCCCCTGTCCCATACTTCCCATACCTCCCAAACTCTCCAAATACCCCAAGTCTTCTGACGCCCCTGTCACCCTCTACCTACTACTAGGGAATCACTTCCCCATCTGCCCACCCCCAAGTTCGAAATAGGGGTCCCTGGCCCAAAAAACCCAGCCCCCTACGGCCCATTTGGCCTCAATCTGCTACTGTGGGGGCTCCACCCCTCTAGGGCCATGCACCGACAGGTGCGTGGGCATGTGCAACAGGGACATGGCATGGCGAGCGATCCACCGCTGAACGAGAACCAACTCAAAGCTATCGACCTGTTGGCGGACGGCGCGGCGAAGTCGCAGGTTGCCCGGCTCCTCAAAGTCCACAAGACCACGGTGAGTGGGTGGCACAAGCGCAAGAAGTTCACCACGGAGCTTGAGAAGAGGCGCAGCCGGCAGGAAAATGCCCTCCAGGTAGCCATCAACTCCAAGGCGCTGGTGGCTGTGGAGGTATTGTCGGACGTAATGAACAACCCCGAGGCTAAGGACACGGATCGCATTCGTGCTGCTGGCATGCTGTTGGATAAAGCCAGGCCAATGATGATGGAGGGGGTCAAGACCAAGGAGGTTGTGGAGTTGGCCTGCTGGGTGAGTGGTACTGACGGGGATGGGAGTCGAGACGCCCCTGAGTTTGTGGATGCGGACCTCAAAGAGCAGCCAAAGGTGGAGAACCGGTCCAAACACCGCCATCGGGGGGAGATGTGGGTAGATGGGCGGCTGGACGCGACTCCTCCTACACAGAGGGAGCCTCATGGGGACGAACACCTTGAGGAAGAGGTCGCATGAGTGATATTGCTCGATATCTGGAGTGGGCTACTACGCCGCTAATCAAGGCATGGGGAAAACCCGGTCCCCGTTACTGGACTGAAGCCATTGGGTGGGCATCCCTGGTTGAGACCATGAAGTCTGGTGGGGAGAAGGGATTGACGAAAGAGTTTATCTCCTGGCGAAAGCAACATGAGTGAGATGAGCCCACAGCAGTTGCTGGCCGGGAAGATCATTGAGGACCCCGGTGCGTTTATTGGCCGTTTGACGGTGATGAACAAGGAGAAGCAGAGGTTGACCCGCCTCCGGCTGATGGATGCCCAGCAAGAGCTATTGGATGTCCTCAAAGAGCATGACCGGGTGATTGTGTTGAAGGCCAGGCAGTTGGGTATCTCTACCCTGTGTCGTGCTTGGCACTTCTGGCAGGCATTCAGGGCCCAGGACCCCAGGACGTATGCGGTGGTGAGTCACACCAAGGCATCTGCGGAGGATCTCCACAGGATGGAAAAGACGTTCTACCAGAACCTGCCTGTTCAGCTTCGTAGGCCCTTGCAGAAGGCATCTGCCAAGACCCTGAAGTTCAAGGACACGGGCGCGAACGTTCGGGTGTTTACTGCTGGGGGGAAGGGAGGTACACGGTCTTTCTCTATGAGCAGTGCCCACCTATCGGAGTTTGCTTTCTACGATGACCAGCGGGAGGTGCTGGCTACGGTATCGGCCTCGGTTGGGAAGGGACAGTTGATCATTGAGAGCACCCCCAATGTTTATGGGGACTACTTCCACGAGTTGGTGGAGGGGGCCCAAAAGGGCACGAACGATTGGAAGCTGTTGTTCTTTCCCTGGTTTGTTCACGACCCATACGTTGTGATGCCTCCTGCGACCATGAAGTACACGCGGGATGAGAACAAGCTGAAGGAGACGTTCAATCTCAACAAGAACCAACTTGCCTGGCGTCGGCGGCAGATACGCACCCTGGGGATTGACAAGTTCCAGCGGGAGTACCCTGCCACGGTGGAGGAGTGCTTCCAGGCGGCGGTGCCGTTCTTTTTCAACCACGAGACGTTGGACGAGATTGAGCGTGTGAACCTGGGGTCACATGAGCATCGGGTGTATGCGGACCCTGTGGTTGGGGACAAGTACGTGGTGGGTGTAGACGTGAGTGCTGGCATTGGCGAACACTTCAGTGCCATCACGGTGGTGTCTTACTCTACGAGGCAGTTGTGCTACCACTACATCACGAACGTCCAGACGCCGGCCAAGTTCGCGGAGACCTTGCTTGGGGTGATGAAGAGGTACAACAACGCCCGGACCATTGTGGAGGCGAACAACCACGGGCACTTGGTGCTCCATAGGTTGCGGGAGTTCAGGGCCAAGAACCTGTACACCCGCGAGGGCAAGGACTTCTTCACCACCAACAAGACAAGGCCCCTGCTTTGGAGTGCTTTGAGGGAGGTCCTGGAGGACGGGATTATCGAGTATTGCGACACGCATGTGTTGGATGAGTTGAAGGCGATCATCTACAAGAGAGGAAAGCCACAGGCTCCAAAGCGTGGTTCGGATGACGTGACCATGAGTATGGCCCTCTGCTACTATGTGCTGGGTGGAGAGCCTTTGCAGGTTACTCACTCGGTGAGGAGTGCCCTTGTGGAGGAACACATCCGACGCATGAGGGCCAAGAACGCACGCAGGGGGCTACCCTGGAACGTGACCGGCGGAAACGCCCAAGGCGGGTACTGATGGAGATTGCAGACGTAAAGCATCTCTTGGACGAGCACGAGCGGTATTGGGAAGGTGAGCGCCAAGACCTGGTTCGGTACAAGGCTGCCTATGAGATGAACTTCTGGGACGGCGCGAAGCAGGATCCAACCCAGATGAAGATCCAGACGAACGATGGGTACGGGTACATTGAGTCCTTCCAGGCGTCCCTGTTCGCCAAGAACCCTGCGGTAGTGGTCAAGAGCGGCATCCGGGGCAAGGGATCTGCGGACAAGGCCCAAGCCATCTGCAACCATTTCCTCCTCAAAAGCAGACAGCAGATTGAAGCGGCCTCTCGCATGGCCCTCATCTACCCCTGCTCGTTCATCAAGTTGGTGCCGAACAAGTCTGATGACATTTACGACAAGGTGATTCCTGTGGCCCTGCCTCCCTGGGAGGTGATTGTGGACATGGACGCCAGCCGATGGTCTCTCCAGCGGTACCTGGGCCACGTCTACTGGATGCCCGTACCAGACGCCAAGGAGAAGTTCGGGGACCTGGATTTCGCCCCGGAGGACAAGAAGGGGTTCTTCGAGGGGAATGTGCAGGGCCAGAACTATGCGGAGGGGACGGCTGACTTCCAGGAAGAGGCCATCTCGGACATGTTCCGGTACATCAAGGTCATTGAGATGTACGACATGCTGACTGGCGTGATGTGCTGGTGGTCTCCCTCTTTGCCTGACAAGTGGCTTGAGAAGGTAGAGGTTCCGTTTCGGGACTTTGCTGGCGACCCCGTGACGCCCATTGTGCCGTTCTACTACAACAGCCTGCCTGATACGCCCCTGGTGGGGTACTCGTCCATGAAGAGGATCTACGACCAACTCTTTGAGATGAACGTGATTCGCTCCTTCCAGGCAAATGCGGTTCGCAAAGCGAGTAGGCAGTGGTTGGTGAAGAAGGGCGAGATTGACGCCGAGGCTATGGGGCAGATCACATCTGGGATTGATGGTCTCTTTGTCGAGGTGGATTCCGACGAGAGCCTGGACGGGCTCATTCGGCCCGTACCTCACACGCAGCTACCCTTGGAGGTCTCCCGCTACATGCAGGATGTCATCAAGGACAAGGACAAGGGGTCTGTGACGGCTCCGTTCATGCGTGGTGAGGCCACCCGGGCGACTGCTACAGAGATTGCAGCCCTTGCTGCCTACTCATCTTCCGAGGTAGGACGCCTTGCGAGAGAACGAGATGGCGTGATTGAGGGCCTGGCAAAGGCATATCTCTCCATCCTGGCGCTGTTCGTGTCCGAGGAGGACGGTGCGTCCCTCGTGGTGCTGGACGGTCAAAGCCGGGTGGTGGGTCAAGACGATGTTCTTGGGGACTTCCAGGTGTGGGCTTCTGACACGGCTTCAACGCCTATGTCGGAAGCGGTGCATCAACAGCGCCTCCTGGCGAATGTTCCTGTCCTTCAATCGCTGGGCGTTCCCCCGCATTTGATTCTCCGTGAGATGGTTCGCACCTTGAATCTCCCCGAGGACTTCTTGATGGAAGCCGAACAGGCCATGCAGGCACAGGCAAAGGCACAGGCATCGCAGCAGGCAGGCGGGCTCCCAGGCCAGTCATCCCAGAAGAAGCCCAGACCCACCACTGAAGAGATTGCTGCCAACCCTTCACCAGGAGCTTTCAAGACCCTGTTGAAGGCTGAAGCAGCGGAGGCTTAGTGCCCCTGTTTGACTACGAGTGTGGGGACCGCCACCTGTTTGAGGAGTTCTTCAAGGCAGGATCCGAGATTCCTTTGACATTGCCCTGCACTGTTTGTAGGCAACCCGCTATAAAGCAGCTTTCCTCGCCTGCGTTCACACCTGGACGGTGGGGGGACCAGATGGGCAAGCACGGGGTCAATGGCTGCTATGACAAAGGACTTGGGGCGACCTACCACACCTCCATGGAGCGAGAGCGAATCATGGACCGCAAAGGGCTGGTTGACGCTGGTTCCTTCGATAAGCACTTCCACGAAGACAAAATCGAACGAGCCACCAACCACATCAACGAGCATCGAGCAGATGTCCGTTCCTTCAATGAGACTCTACGTCAAACGCAGGGAGATAAGGGCCAGGCGATTGCGGAAACTTTCTCTGTGAAGCGCATGAAAGAGAAGGGTTACTTGAGCGACGAGGTAAAGGGCTGATGGC